CTGTGTATGTCGTCATCACAGAACCACCAAGCCTGTTGCTTCATCCAATGCAGCTTGAAGATCGTTAATCTTCTTGATGGTTGCGATGATGAAGTCTGACTTCGCACCGAAGTCACGACCTGCGCTGAGGTTGCCCTCTTGGATTTCTAACTGCTTGAGGATTTCTGATACTTGCATGATGTCCCTCCTTGGACTATCGGTAGGCCGTTCCTCCCGATGACTTCAATCTAAGGCATTGTAAGACAAATTGCAACTATTATTTCAAGATTTTTTTGAGCCTTTATTTATAAGAGTTTGCGGGACTAGACCAGGGATATTCTTCGTCATGACCTTCATATCCTGCACCATCGCCACCGGAATACACAGAACCCCATCCACGTCATCAGCGTCAGTCTTCGACTGGAACAGAGTGATATGGCCTTCCTTGCCACCATCGCTTATAGGTAGCAGGAACCCACAGCTGACAACCTCACAAGGTTCAGAACCGATGTCGGTGATTGGTGTCCACGTATCGGTTGCAGCGTGAGCGTCATGCCATCTGATGACAACCATTGTGCGCATCTCATCGTGCGACATAATCCCGTCCTCTCCACCTAGCCCAACCATCACGAATAGGAATCATCTCAAGATTGAACTCCCCGTCACCAGGCACATACTCAACCACACTCAACCCTTGTTGCCAGTCCTCAGCTCGATACAACGGGCGTCCGTCGAGATCGTGCCCTCCTCTGGTGCTGGGCACGGCTCCATCGATTCGGGCGAGACAACCTGGTGATGCAGCGAGGATTGTTCTGGCTCCGTCATGGTCATCCCTAGTCCGTTCAGCCCACTCTCGTCGGTGGATGTGACCGTAGATGACTGAGGTTTTGACTGTCGCAAGATACTTGTGTGCAGTACTTCCACCGGATGCAACCTTGTCACCATGAATGACATGAAGACGCTGGTTGATCCAATGCGCACCCGTCGGGTATCCAGGCAGATACTCAACGCCGTAGTCGTCAAGGTTGCAGAGATACGGCACCGACATCACAGGCCACTCATCAGGACACAAACCACGCCTCAACCCGAACGCTGCACCAGCACCGTCAAGGATGAAGTTGCCGAGCCGTTCCTCATGGTTGCCTGCGATCCAAACTATTCGAGCATCGGGGGCTAGTTTGCGGAGTTGTGCGCAGAGCTGGCTGGCACGGTCAATCGCAGCCTGAGTGGTGCGAGCAAACGCTGGGGTGTACCGGTATTTGCCAAACTCACAAAGGTCTAGGTTGTCTCCGACTAGAACGATTTGGTCGGGCTTGGATGCTTTGACGATTTGTAGTGCAACGTCTAAGGCTTGCTCGTCGTGGATTGGTTCGAGTGCGTTGTTGTGTGTTCGGAAGTATCCGAGTTGCATATCGGGGAGGATGACTGCGACTGCATAGTCTCGTTGTGTTGTCTTCGTTGCCTTCGTTGCAGGGAGCGCATACTTCTTGCCTTGTTGTACAACAGGCCACGCAGGATAATAGTTGTGCCTAATTTCATTGAGTAATGACATTGGCAGCCCTGTATCGTGTGATGACTGACGGAGAGAGCTTTATCTGTCGGGCTTGCAACGCTTTAATGATTTGGGTTGGACGAATCGTCGGATCGTTCAAAGCATCGAGTAGGTCTCGTCCATCGGCTTCACCGAGTTTGGCAAGAATGAAGTCAATGCTTCCGCTGTTACCAACGGCCTGACCTTTAATTTCGTTTAGGAACTTCCCCACGTGTCGCCTCCTTGAGATGCCAGTCGATATGCGAATCTAACTTACTATCAATTCGCTCTACTTTTCCACCGACTGACCGCAGGATTTCCATGACGTTTGCATGGTCGTTCGTGTTCTCTTTCCGTACCTTCAGCAGAAGCGTAGTGACAATACCGCCAACTGCTGTAACGAGAGCTGCGATGACGACACCCCAATCCACATCAAGCCTGAACCTTCGATGCCAACCAAGCCTTCACACGCTCCGGCTTATTATCGCCAGCAACATAACGCAGATGCCAAGGTTCCTGAGGGACAACCTCCCACGAAAACCCAAACGACACAGCGTTCTTCTTCAACCACTCAAGCCGTTTCCCGTTGGCGTTCGCAATATCAATGGCGATGCCGAGGTTATGCTTCGATAAACCAGGTGTCGCCAAGGGAGCCATGCCCTTCTTGAGATACCAGGCTTGACCTTTGTAGACCTTCGGCTTCACACCCTTCACAGGCTCCAGCTGATGGCGTTGATAGAACCCGTACTCCTGAGTCTCAAGACTGCGGTATGTATCGGCTTGGCTACTGGGAGACAGGTCAATTCCTTCAGCGTTCGCAGCAGCGTCCATCGCCTCATACGCATCCGCTGCGCATTGATGCAACTTGCCTTTGCCTTCAATCGCTCGAAGCAACTTCGGTGGCAACTTGCCAGGTACAGCGTTCTTCAAACATGAACACAGCACAACAGGGATGATCGGCAGGTCACCCTGCTTCTTCTTAGAGGCCATTACTTGGCCTTGCCGAATGCTTCTGAGATTTCCTCTTTGGTGAGAACACCATCGGATGACCATGCACGGAGAAGGGCTTCGGTGACTTTGGCTGCTGCGACGATACCTGCGATTGCTGCTGCCTTCCAGAGTTCCACGTCGAGGACTGCACCACCGGCAACAGCAGCCAAAGCTGATGAACCGAATACTGCGATGATACGAAGGATGAGGGTCTTAAGAGTTGCCATTGTTGTTGTCCTTATTTGTGTATGCGCCGATGAAGTGCAGAACGAGAGCTGCGATGGTTAGCCAGATCACGATCTGTTGCAACGTGCCAGACAAGGTGAGGATTGTGGTGATTGATGCTGCGATTGTCCATATCAACGCATGGAACTCACCCCAAAACTTCATCACCGAATCCTTCTTACTGGTGCAGGGGCTACCGTCAAGAATACAGCACCTAAAGCAATCAGCGCACGACGAGTGCTAACCGGCACAGTCGAGTTGAGTGGAACATAGTTGTCTGCGAAACCTTGGAAGATATTCAACACCGATTCAAATGCTTTGCGCACCGAGTTCGGTGCTTCCTGTACCGCTTCAACTACCGCTTCGGCTTCGTCGGGGCTGAGTTCGGTTGGGGCGATTTCGCTGAAGAGTTGTTCGGCTTGGTCGGTGGTGATGTTTTCGAGTACGGCTGGGGAAGTGATGAGCAGGGTGGCTTGGCTGGTGTCTAGGTCTTTGCTGAGGACTGAATCTACGATGGCTTCTATGGCCTCTGTGGACGCTTCTGAGAGGGCTTCTAGGGTGTCCAGCAGTTCTGTTTGGGTGAGCGGTTCTGGCTCGTCTGTAGAGGCTTGTAGCGTTGTGGTCACATCAGGTTCAGATGTGGTCACAGGAGGGACGGTTGATGTCGTTGTTGGTGGATTTGTTGAAGTTGTGCTGGTTGTTTCTAACGGAGGCGGGAGCGTTGTGGTGGGGACTGGTTCTGGTTCCGTTGTGGTGGTTGTCGTTGTTTCGGGAACAGTAGAGGTCGTTGCCGGTGGAACATAAACCGTCGTAGTCGTTGTTGGGGCTACAGTCGTTGACGTACTTGTCGTCGTTGAACTAGTTGAGGTAACCGTTGAAATACTTTGCTGGATTGTTGTTGTTGTTTGTGGTGGTTCCGTTGTGGTTGATGGGACGGATGTTTGAGGAAGACTCGAAGTCGTAGAAGTTGTTTCTTGAACTGTCGTAGTAGTCGGGTTGGTGACAGGGACAGTCGTTGACGGGACAGTAGAAGTACTGCTCGTCGTCGTTGTTGTGGATGAGGTTGTAGATACCCATTCCCCCAAGCCTAATGTCAGACCTGTAATCGTGAGGTTGCCTGGTTGGCAGCATGAGTCAGTCGAGTACTGCTGGAATGCAAACACATCACCAGGCTCAACCTGAATCAACCCTGATCCGGTGGCGTTGTTCTCATTCGTCAACTTCGTGATGACCCCGTTGAGAATGATTTGTGGCGGGTCATACCAAGACCCATCGTTGGTCTGATACTGCCATTGGAAACCGAGTTCGTTTGTCTCCTCAGGGATGATGGCCTCAAGTTTCACCCAATGGGATTGACCAGCACACGTACCACCATCAGCACCAACAAGCCTGAACCCACCCTCAACCGGCTCAACCGTGCCACCATTATCCGACAGACAAGACTTCGAGAACTCCCAAACACCAAACCCGTCAGCCTCAGCCGACGATGAAGTGAAAAGAAAACCTACTAACGCTGGGAAGAAAACTAAATAGCGGGAAGCTCTACCCAAACCTGATTTGCTTCGTCCCACGAATAATTTTTCCCATCCGCAGGGTAATCAATCGGTGCTTGCCAATCATAGTTTGCATCAAGCGACCAAGAAGCAAATGGTTTAGGTGCAATAAACACGTCAGCAATTTCATCGTATGAATAACCAATACCCGCATACTGTTTACGAATGCGGTGATTGTATGAAGTGCGAACGCAACGCTGGCCTCGATAGTTCCCGTACCATTCTTCAGCTGTTAAACCATCAATCAATTCAGTTTCATCTTTGCCAGTAATAACTTCGGTGACAATGTTGTTGTCGTCAAGAAAAGCGTAATGTGCCATCAGAAAGTCACCGACCCTGTTCCAGCAGTAAAAGTATAAACACGATAACCAGATCGACTAGCTGTGCTAACTGAATACGTTAATCCACCACCAATAGATGTGATTTCGGGGTAGATGCTTTCGTAAGCGATTATTACAACACCCGAACCACCACCGCTACCGCCACTACCAAATCGCGCACCACCGCCACCGCCACCTGTGTTTGCGCTTCCCGCAGAACCTGTTTTATTGATGTCCCAACCAATACCACCACCGCCAGTTCCACCATCACCTGAACCTACGTTATTATTTGCGCCTCCTCCACCACCACCACCTCTGGTGACTGATGATCCAGTAATTGATGACGCTGTTCCAGCACCACCAACAGCAGCACCAGCAGAACCAGTTGCAGCAGAACCTGCTGCACTAGCACCACCGCCACCACCAGCAAACCAGTTAGTGGTTTGGGCAAGACCATTACCGCCATTGTTTCCCTGTGAAGGGCTTGTGCTTGGTGTGTTTCCTGCACCACCACCAGATACGACAGCATCTGATGCAGCACCACCACCACCTGAACCACCAGAGAAACCTGGCTGTGATGCGCCTGTGTATGTACCACCACGACCACCGCCAGTAGAAGTGATAGTAGAAAGAACAGAGTCAGAACCGTTAGTAGCGATTGCTCCACCACCACCAACAGTTATGGTAAATGATGTTGTTGGTGTCGTAAAACTGGTTGATGTGCGATAACCACCTGCACCACCACCTCCACCAATACTCGAACCACCACCAGCACCACCAGCGATAACAAGATATTCAATCGTTGGCGGTATTGAAACACCGCCCACTCCAGCCAAGATTTGCATGGTGTTATGCGCTTACGTTGCCGACCATAATCCAAGCGTCGGTATCCCACTTGAGTACGGTACAAACAGCGTATTGAGTTGAGAGTTTAAGTTTGGCACCAGCTGATCGAATGACAGCTGTACCACCAGCAACAAAGGTTGCTGTGCCGGTACCAAGCAACATGAAGTTGAGTTGGTCACCAATGGCGAATGCTGTTGTTGCGTTCGCTGGGATAGTGATGGTTTGTGCTGCTGCATTATTCAACGTCGTCAACTGACCTACCTGAGCTGTGCCAGGTGTGTATGCCGTGCCGGTTTGGGCGTTGACTGTGATAAGTGAGTTAGCCAAGATATTCATATTGGCTGCGGTCAGGGTATCCCCTGGAGCAAATGTAGGTCTGACTGCCATAGTGCCTCCTATGTTAGTGCATAGATAGTGTCGTCTAGTTCGCTGGTGTCAAGTATAAATGGCAACACCAACTGCACCTGACCCAACCCTAAAAATACTTCATGACGGGACGGGGCGATCTGATGACGAATGGATTCAACCACCACGTTCTGTCGAACCACCGAAGGTGTGCCAACAGCGAAGCGTTTCTCCACCGCCAAAATATCACCAATCTCCAACGAGGCCATCAACTCCTGCTGAGCCGAAGACAACCCGTTCAACAACACACTTGTCTCGTTGAACACGACCTCTGGCTCACCATACCTAGCGAGCAAAGCAACAGCCAAAGCGGAACCAGCAGCGTCATTCACCAACGGCAAATTATTCAAAGCAAAGTTCTTGATCCCATACTCAGCCTGCGAAGCCGTACCATTCGCCACACTCAACACATTCGAACCCTGCACCTGAACCGAAATACGATTCAACACAGTCTCAGCTCCATACAAGTTATTCAACGAACGAATCGGAACATCAGTCGCAGCAGTCCCACCCAACACCGCCACAGCCGTCCCAAACGAAGTCTGAATGCGAGGATCAAACACCAGCATCCCGTCACGGGACGCATAGAACCGACCATTCTCCGAAACCTGCAAAGCCTGCAAAGCCTCCAACACGTTCGCATTATCCTCATACGCAACAGTCCCAACCGTTGCCAACCCAGGGTTAATTTCACGCAACGCAGTTGACCACGACACCTCATTCCTCGACAAGATTGCGTCAACACGCTCAGACGTGAGCTGCTGCGAAGGATTGAATCCGACAAGGTTGGTTTGGGCTAACTGTGCCAAAGCGTCAACAGCGAGAATCTGTGCTGACGATAACTGTGGCTCATCGTATTCAATGTTCAAGTCATAGATGTAACCCTTAAACATCGCAGCCGTTCCAGCCGAACCACCATAAACTTCAATCTCTCGACGTGGAGCAATACCCAAGTCCCCTTGATACCAAGGTGAGTCTGTGTTCAACGGGTCGAATGACCTACCTGATGCACGGTCATCAGCGAGGATGGCAAGTGTTCCGGTGTTGAATGTGTCTAGCTGGTTGGTGCGTCCACGATTGATCGTGATGTTCTGAACATACTCAGTAATATCTACAAACTCTGTGGAACCCTCAAGGGTGTCCTCACCGTCAAGCAGGCTGGAGTCAAGTTTGAAGATGTTGGTCTTGAACCCGACATCCAAATTGACCTTAAGGGTTTCCCCCCACACCGCTTGCCTAGCCATTAGAAGATAGAACCGATAGAACCAAACGAGAACTGTCCACCGGTGAAGTTCAAGTATTCCTTCAAATACTGCTCAATCTCCTGACCTACCTCAATCCCACTAGCACCCAACCCAGCATTGACCTCGATGTTGACATTCCCCATACCGCCACCATTAAACAAACTGCCAGCATTATTATCAGCCAAAGTTTGTGCGCCAGTAGCAATAGCAACAGGGTTAGGCATACCACCAAGCACCTTCGGATACTTAGTAATCAATTCAGCAGTCTTCTGCAACGCCTCATTCAAACGCTCCTGAGCTTCAGCTTCACGATCCTTTGCATCAGCGAGCTTGTCCTGTGCATCAGCCTGACGCTTTTGAGCCTCAGTCAACTCTTCAGAGAACTTCGTGTAAAACTCAGAACCAATAATCGCCCCATTAACCAACTCATTCAAATACGACTGGGATTCAATCAAACCATCAGTCGCTTCCTTCTGCTCATCAATAGCATCCTTCGAAGACAACTTCGCCTCAGCCAAAGCAATCTCAGCCTCACGGATAGCCTGCGGAGTAGATTCTGGGTCTTTACGAACCTCAGCCAAAGCCTTCTCAGCATCAGCCACAGCGAACAAAGATTCCTCAATACGGTAACCAGCCCGTTCAACCCCACGCTGAGCCTGATCCAATTCCTTCTGGGCTTTAATCGCTTCCGGTGAACCAGCACCAAATCCAGACACGGCCTTATCCAAAGCAGCCTGAGCTGTGATGACATCGCTATTGGCCTTAGCCAAATCATCCTGAGCAGACTTCGTATCCTTTTGAGCCTTCGAGAATCCCTTCTGTGCTGAAGTACTTTTCTTCAAAGCATCCGTATACATCTCTAACTTTTCTTTAGCAGTCTTCATCGTCTTAGAAGCACCACCAGTAGCAGTCTCAGTCTTCTTGGTTTCTTCTTTGAAATCGTTCATCACATCAGAGCCAACCTTCAAAGTCCCGTTAACATCATCAAATCTTTCGTTAACGGTTTGTAGTTGCGCACCAGTCAAACCAACCTGAGTACCAAGTTTCTTGGTATCCAAAGTAATCTTCGGGATATTAGGGATCAAAGGAATCTTGTTAAATACATCAATAAGAGTGTTGACTACAGATACCGCAACATTTGCTAATGCTGTTTTCATTTCACCAAACTTGCCAACAAAACCCTTGACTGTGTTGACTGCGACGTTTGCGATACCTTTAACAAAACCAGCAAAGATGTCAGGTATCGCAGCAACCAAAGCAACAACCGCACCACCTAGGCCAGCGATGAGTTGAGCACCAATGGTCACAGTCCACTTAACCAAAGAACCAGCAAGCCTGGTACCCATAGCAAGCAACGCTGGAATACCCTCAGACAATACCCATCCACCGATAGTTCCAAGCATCGTCACCAACTGTGCTGGGAGTTGACGTGCAGCCTTACCAACGAAACTGGCAAGCGTGTCACCCAAAGCCTGCACAGCACTCAAGAGTTGTGGCAAGCCTTTTGTGTAAATCCAGTCATATCCAGCCATCAGGAACTTAGTCAGGTTGCTGATGAACATTGGGATTCGAGG